TTTATCCGCAAGGCAGACGAGAACGTCAAGCTGATGCGACAGAGAAGGTGTAAGAACCACGTTTGGCGCAAGCACTACCTTAACGGTGGCAAGGTGTGTCAGGTGTGCGGCAAGGCAAAAGAAGAAGTTGAACGAAATAAAGACGTAGAAGAATGAAAGCAACCGAACTACGTATAGGTAATCTGGTAACAATAGATGGAAATGTTGTTGAGATTTACGAGGTGACACATGGTGTAATTGAAATAGCTAATGGAGTTGAGCCATATTCTATCAACGACATTGAACCAATACCACTAACAGAGGAATGGTTGGTTAAGTTAAAAAATGATGGTTCTTTCAAGTTAAGATTTATAAAATCAATTGCAGCATTTGAGGTTCAACGCAAATATGTAGGAATTGAATCTGGCGAAGAATGGATATTTATATCTAACGTGAGATATGTTCACGAATGGCAGAACCTCCACTTCGCATTAACGGGTGAAGAACTCCAAGCTGACGAAACCAAAAAAAAGTCAACCTATAACCTCACGTGAAACTTGAAGGAACTGGCGTATTTAGTGACCTGTGGGAAGCCCTTGATGATAAATCCATTCGGGGAATTGTGCTTGAAGGTGGCTCACGTAGTTCCAAGACGTGGAGCATCTGCCAAGCGTTATACCTTACGGGGCTACAAGAACCGAAGAGAATCGCGATTGCGAGGTTCAGAAGGACGTGGATTAAACCGACCGTACTCGACACGTTCAAGAAGGTACTCCAAAGCCTTGAGGTATGGGAGGACGAGGCGTTCAATAAGACCGATTTAATCTACTCAGCACACGGGTCTACCTTTGAGTTCTATGGGCTTGATGACTCGCAGAAGTTACACGGCATCGAAACCGACTTCTTTTGGCTCAACGAAGCAATCGAAACAAGCAAGGACGACTTCGACCAACTGGAGCAGAGATGCAAAGGCAAATGGATTCTAGACTACAACCCTTCCACCGATGAGCATTGGATATACGACAACGTACTGAAGCGTGACGATGTAGTGCTGATTCATTCCACGATGTTGGACAACACGTTCTTAGACCAGCATATCCGCGACAAGATAAACAGCTACGAGCCTACTCCTTTCAATGTATCACGAGGCACGGCAGACGAATACAAATGGAAGGTCTACGGACTCGGTGAAAGGTCAAGAAGAGAAGGTGCCATCTATGAGAACTGGACAGAAACTAAAGACTTCCCAACGGGCTACAAGTGGAAAGCGTACGGGTTGGACTTCGGATTCACCAACGACCCGACCGCATTAGTGGAGGTTGTATATCAAGAGGGTAAGTTGTGGGTTAAAGAACTACTTTACGAGACGGGGCTGACCAATGCTGACATTGCTCGTAAGTGTGGATTGAGCAGAAGCGATGAGATAATAGCCGACTCAGCAGAGCCGAAGAGCATCGAAGAGATACGAAGGGCGGGGTTCAGAATTAGACCAGTAACCAAAGGAGCAGACTCTATTCGGTCAGGCATTGACAAGCTGAAGAGCGTTCAAATAATGGTTCACCAAGACTCGGTTAACGTAATTAGAGAACTAAGGAATTACGCTTGGAAACGAGACTACAAGACCAACCAAGTAACCAACCAAGCGGAGGACGACAACAACCACGCACTCGATGCTTTAAGGTACGTGGCAATGGAGAAGCTGAAGGCGAACGCTGGGAAATATTCAATAAGATGATACAACTAATTCAAGGCGATTGCTTAACCGAAATGCAGAAGATTAAAAGCGGTTCAATTGATGCAATTATAACAGACCCTCCTTATGGAACTACGGCTTGTAAATGGGATAGTGTTATTCCTTTCGAGCCTATGTGGGAGCAACTAAATAGAATAATTAAACCTAATGGTGCTATTGTTTTATTTGGTAGTGAGCCTTTTAGTAGTGCTTTGAGAATGAGTAATATTAAGAATTATAAGTATGATTGGAAGTGGCTTAAAAGCAGAACAACTGGCTTTCAGACGGCAAGAAAAAGACCTATGAAAGATTATGAAGATATTTGCGTATTCTATATGAAAAAACCTATTTACCATAATACAGAATTAAAAAAGTTAGAAAAGCCAATAAGTTCGTGGAGGAAGAATGGTAAAGGCGGAAATGGTTTAAACGAGGTTAAAACTAAAAAAGACAGAAAGCAAGAATATACTAATTTTAATAGACAAACTTTAAAATTCAATAATGAACATAATGTAGGAAACAATAAACACCCAACCCAAAAACCGGTAGCACTTATTGAGTACTTAATTAAGACCTACACCAACGAAGGCGAGACAGTACTTGACTTCACGATGGGTAGTGGTTCAACGGGAGTAGCCGCAAAGAATCTAAACCGTTCGTTTATCGGAATAGAGCAAGACCCGAACTACTTCAAGATAGCTGAAGAACGAATAAACAAACAAGACCTTTTTACCTTAGACACAAAATAACAAATTCGCTATTTATAAACAGATGAAGATTGAATTACCAAACAGTTGGGAGGGCGTAACCATTGAGCAGTTCCAAGCCTTGCAGAAGATACTCCAAGAAAAAGGGGACGAGTACGCAACGAATGTAGCTATCATTAGCATTATGTCAGGCGTACCGATGGACGAGATAGAAACCTACTCACTAAAGACTTACGCTAAGTGTATGCAGACGCTATCCTTTCTATCGGAGCAACTTGTCGGTGGGGTACAGAAGGTTGTGGAATTTGGAGGGCTTAGATACGATGTTATTACAGACGTATATAAGTTGAATGGAGGGCAGTATATTACGCTTATGCACTTGATGAAAGACCCGGACAAGGTTATCGACCAACTGCACGAGATTATGGCTGTGTTCCTTGTTCCGAAGAAGAAGACTTGGTGGGGCTGGAAGAAACAACCTTACAACTCCGACAAGCATAAGGAGATAGCTGAGGCAATGCTACAAGCACCAATGACAATCGTACAACCGTTGTCCGCTTTTTTTTTAAGCAGTTATCTGAAGTCCGCAAAACATATACTGGAATCTTCGGTCAGGAAGGCGGAGAAGGTGAAGCGACAAGCGGAAAGAAGGTTGAAACATTTGAATCAAAATACGGCTGGCTGAACGTGGTTAACAATCTATCAAATAACGATGCGACCAAGTGGGGTTACTTCTTCGCTCTACCATTGCGGGAGTTCCTCAACCTTATCTCGTTTCAGAAAGCCAAGCAGTCTCACGAGTACCACCAAATGAAGCAGAATGGCATTCGATAAGTTAATAGATGCGCTTAATGAATTTCGTGGCGAGTACGTTAGGGAACTGACCAACTCACTCACGGAAAAGAACCTTATCGCTTCGGGTCAACTTGGGGAATCCATCAAGCTGGACGTTCAACCGAAGGTAAAGGTGTTCGGTCAGGTTTACCGAATGCAGATACGTATGGCTGAGTATGGCGAGTACGTAGATGCTGGACGAAAGCCCGGCAAAGGATTACCACCAACAGTTCTTGAGAATTGGCTACGTTATCCGAACGTGCTACAAAAGGTAACAGGTCAGGATAAGCAACTAAAAGACTACGAGCGAAAGTCTTTAGCGTACTTAATAAACCGAAGCATCAAGCAGAAAGGAATCAAGCCCAAGAACTGGATTCAACCAGCCGCAGACAAAGCCAATAGAAACATTGCTGGAGTAGTTGAAGCGGCAATCGCTGAAGATATAGAGTTGACATTTGAAGAAATCAAAAGACTAATAGAAACCAAGTAATGGCTATCTTTTTAACGCAGAACGGAGAACCTGACGAGTATGGGCTTGTTTATAACGACAATGCCTATGTAATTAAGACCACGAACTACACGCCAACTGTTCGGTTTAGAGTTGCAATACTTCCAATTGACTACCCTATATCTCCAGCAATAGGTCAGGTAAGAGTGTACCCTACTCGTTCAAACGATGGGCAGTATTTGGATAGGGCGTTCTTCGACCCTTCAAGGTTTCTTCAATCGTATGTGAACGGTCAGGTGGATATCAAGGGCGCAAACCATAACGGGTTCTATGTGTCCAATCAAATGCACAAAGAATACTACTTGGCTATCCAAGAAGAGGAGAAGGACGCAAGCGGAGTTTATCAGTCGGGGGACTTGTTCATCTCGAAAGTTAAGAGCGTATGGAATGGGGTTCGTAACGAGATTGAATGGCTGGGCTTCGATTATACAGACTACACCATAAACAACACGCCAAGCGTAGTTAAGAAGTTCCTGACCGATTCACCGAGAACAATACGAATAGACACCGACCAAAGCTACCATCTGTACTTCATAGCCAACGAAAGGTTCGGGGCGTATCAGTACAACATCAAAGCCTACTCAGGTTATAACGGTACAGGGTCGCTACTTGCTGATGGCATCGTAGACAATAACATCGCAGTTGCTGACTCTTGGAATGAGATTTATTTCAGAATACCAGTAGGCACTTATGACATTGGCAACATTGACCCAAGTCTTTACACGGATTCGCTGTTTGGGTCTACACCTTCAACGGCTCTTAATGGTGCGGCATCCTACACTATACACTTGGAGGATAACACCAACCAACAAACGTCTGAGGCTTTCACCTTCAACGTCAACCAAACCTGTTCAAAGTACAACGAGGTGCGGGTGCATTGGCTTAATAGGTTAGGCGGTTACGATGCCTTCAACTTCTACATGAAGTCAATACATACGACAGACATCAAGAAGGACACCTTCGACCAGCAGCACCACGATTGGACGGGCAATGCTTACAACTACGACAAGCAAGCGCGAGGAACGACCGAGTACAACGTGGCACTAAACAAGAAGGTTACGGTCAACACAGACTACTTAAGCGAAGCGGAAAGCGTATGGATGGAGGATTTAGCAACATCTCCGAGCGTTTACATTGAGCAAGGCAACGAACTAATTGCAGTCAACATTGACCCGCGCAGAATCCAGCGCAAGACATCACTCAATGACAAGCTGATGCAGTACACTTTCGAACTGAATTATTCAATCAAAAATCGCAGACAACGTGGTTGAGGTTAGGATAGAGGGTCGGAGGTTAGACGTATTCGAGGGGTTCGATTTCTCGTTCAACTACGGCATTGCTGACATCCGTAACCCTGAGAAACGAAGCACAGAGTACTCCAAGACAATCAAGTGCCCGGCAACGAAGAACAATGACGAACTATTCGGGCACATCTACGACGTTAACATCTCAAACAACTACGATGCTAACACTACTAACATTAGCGTTAATTTTAACCCAAATAAGAAAGCTGAAGCGCGAGTAATAGCCGATGGGGTGGAGGTAATGGCTGGCGTTGTACAGCTTCGGAAGATTGTCCAAAAGGGACACGCCTACACCTACGAGGTTGTGTTTATCGGCAAGCTGCTCAACATCTTTTCGGTACTTGGCGACAAGGAACTAAGCGGGATTGATGACAACGGGGCGCGGTATTTAGACTTGAGTCAATACGACCACGACTTTACATATCAAAATCAAGTAGATAGCTGGAGCGCACCAGTTGGGCAAGGTTACGTTTACCCGTTAATTGATTGGGGTTATGGGAACGCCTACGCTCCAAATGGTTCTCGAATTTATCAAGTCTCAGAACTACGACCAGCGATTTATGTGAAGACCTTAGTTAATGCAATCTTCGACTTTGCGGGGTTCAGCTATACGAGTTCGTTCTTTAATTCTACGCTGTTCAAAAGGCTGATAGTGCCAATCTCAAAGAAGATGACTCTGCCCGATGACCAAGTTCAGCCGAGAAAGTTTAAAGCTGTAAAGTCGTTGCCGCAGATTATGAGTCGCTTTCCATCCATCAGTCCAAACACATTCGGGAACGAGCAGATATTCGACCCAAGTACTGGGAATATGGCTAAGCTATGTTTTGAGGACGATAGCAACTTAGGCTTTGACAACAACAACCAGTATTTAATTTTAAGCCAACAAAGCCCGTTCATTCCATATAACTACAACGCTCAGAACAACTATATTTTTGCTTGCCAAGAGCCATTAAGGAGTGATACATTCAGATGCAGTATTGATCTTCAGATAACAAAGAATTTTGCCTTTGGCAGCCAAATATTCGAGGGGAATGTTCAGATAGTAAGATGGGTAGATTCCACTCAGTCTATTCAAGTTGTAGCAGAATCTCCATTTAGCTTTGATATTAGCGGGGCTGTTGGTCAGACACAAGCGCAAACAATATTCGTGGAAGGAGATGTTCTAACTCAAAACAACGACCAAGTTTACGTTAGATTAAAATCAGACCCATATGGAAACGGCTACAAACCTGACTTCAGAAATGCAGTTGGCTCAACGGTATGGCTTGACGTTAGATGCACGGGAGGTTATTTTGAAAACGAGCCGATAACCGAAGAACTGTTTGAGGGCGATGAGGTTACATTAAGCGACCATCTCCCCGATGTTGAAATGAGCGAGTTCTTGGTTTCCATTTTCAAGATGTTCAACCTTTACGTTGAGGTTGACCCTAATAACGAGAAGAACCTACTGATTGAAACCCGCGACACGTTCTACTCGCAAGGCGGAACAAAGGACTGGACGTATAAACTGGCAAGGGACAAAGACATTACTCTTGAACCTTTGGGAGTTCTTACTGACCGCGAATATATCTACACCTATTCGGAGGATGGGGACTATTATAACGAACGCTATCAAGGTAACAGAGGACACGCTTATGGAAGGTCAAGAATCGAAGTAGATAATGACTTTGTGCAGAGTTCCAAAGAAGTGGAGGTGGTTTTCTCACCTTCGCCATTAGTCAATGACAGCCCATCTAATAGGGTTATTCCAGCCATTTGGGATGCTGATATAGAAGAGGGCGCAAAGCCTACGGATGCCAACATAAGGGTTATGTACTACGGGGGGCTTCTGCCGAGTAACCCTGTATGGAAGCACAGAAGGCTCTTCCCATTTCAAGACTTCGATACAAATGTTTACCCTTACGCTGGGCATTGGGACAACCCGATAACGCCAACGATAGATATCAACTTCGGGCTAACCTATGAATTATATTACCAAGCTAACGCCTTCACTGGAACGCTCCAAGTAACGAACGCGAACCTTTACAACATCTATCACCGCAACTATATCAACGAGGTAACGGACAAGGATTCGAAGGTAATGACTGCAATGTTTTACCTTGAGCCGACGGACATCAACACCTTAGATTTCCGCGACCAAATCGTCATTGATAACTCTTACTGGAGGCTCAACAAGGTAATGAATTACAACCCTTTCAAGGAGGGGTTAACGAAGGTTGAACTTATCAAGATTAAGGAGGCTGTTACCTTTAAAAAGTCAGACAGAAGTTTGAACGCTGGGGGTTATTTGGGAAAGGAAAAGATGCCATCTCCTTCCACCGAGATAAAGACCAACGGAAACAAGTACCCGCCATTTCAGGGGAAGGTGAGCGGAGCGGAGAATAACGTAGGGCAGAGCGTTACAGCTTTTAAAGTGGTCGGAAGTCGCAACACTATCGGAGAGGGCTCGAAGAACATTACCATCTTCGGTAACGATAACGAGGTAATTGGAGGGCTGCATAACGTCCAACTCATCAATACCAATGGCGTAATTGTAACCCAGTCAAACACCACCTACATCAACGGAAAGGAACAGGACAACGTGGAGGTTTTGGAAGGTGGATTAAATGAAGTCCGGGCATTGAATGGAGGCACTAACATCTTCACGGTTGACGGTGGCGAGGACATCGTACAGACACAATTTAGCGAAATAGCTATTTATACAATAGAAGGAGGCATCGACTAATGGCAACACAAGATTCACGGATTAAAATTAAACGGTCAACCATAACGGCAACCGTTCCAACAGTACCAAGTTCAAACGACCACACGGACGGTACTTGGATAGCTACGGACATCTACAAAGGAGAACTCTTCTTTAATCAAGCCGATGGGGTTCTTTGGTCACGGGACGACAACGGGGTTGTTTGTTTGGGCGGCTCTGCTTCTTTGACAATTTCAAGCGC